TGGATCAAAAATCGGAGCAAGAGGAACGGGAGTTGCACGAAAAGCGGGTGAAAGCATGGCGGCGACAAAGGTTAAAAAATCAGATATTGGACAGGGTGCTGTAAACGGTGCTGGTGGTTTTCGTAGTCGCCTACCTGATATGCCTGATGTGGGTAATCAGTCTTCATCATCGGGGTCGTTTGGATACCTTCTGGTCTTGATCCTGTTTGCGCTGGTCTTTGTGCTGGTGCTCCCCTTGGTTGGGATGCTGTATGTGGACACGATGGTTGTGAAGCGAGAGGCCAAGGCCCAGATGGAAAAGGTGGAGAAGCTGCGTAAACAGGTTGAAGAAGATGCCAAACGAGAAGCCGAACCCAGATGACACCTTGAGCAAGGTGCTGGCCTATGTGGACAGCCCGTTCAAACTGATCGCCATCCTGGTGATGGGGGTTGTGGCCTTCTCAGGGTATTTTCTTTGGCAGAACCAAGAATTGTTGGTGGGGGCATATCGGGAGAACCAGAGAATGCCCTCCATCGCAGAAGACAGAATTGAGGATGCGGCGTCGCACCTGTTCAAACACACCGGGGCGGTGGTGGTGGCGGTGTTCAAGGTCAACCCAATGTTTGGCACACGGGTGCTACACAGAGCCTACACAAAGGAAGGCCGGGACAAGATCAATGACGGGCTGGATGTTGGGCTGTTTACATCCAATGCAGCCAACAACAGGGATGTGGTGGCGCTGATGGCGGGGGAGATAACCTGCGGGTCTTACACCCAGGCGCAGAGTGAGATTGGCCTTTGGTACATTGAGAAGGGTATGACCTTTGGGTGTAGAGTGGGTGTACCACCTGACCCAAGTAGGTTCATTGGACAGATCACCGTTGGATGGGCCGAACAGCCCGAAGACATGGAAAAGATTAACAACCTGCTGTTCATAGCGGCAACAATGCTTTCAAGGAGCAAACAGTAATGCTGACCCTATTTTCAACCCTGATCTCTTTCCTGATGGGCGGCTTGCCCAAGTTGCTGGAATTCTTCCAAGACCGCAGTGACAAGAAGCATGAGATGGCCTTGGCCCAGCTTCAGATCCAGCGGGAGTTGGAGATGCGAAAACTGGGCTTTGAGGCCCAAGAGCGGGTCGAGCATATCAAGTCAGAGCAACTGGAGATGGAAACCAAATCCAATGAGAAGCAAGCCCTGATCGGCGCTCAACAGGCTGAGATGCAGGCCATATACGCCCACGACACCAGCTTAAACGAGGGCACAAGCACCTGGATGAAGAATCTGAGGGCATCGGTACGCCCGGTCATCACCTACGGCTTCTTCCTGCTTCTGGTGGGCATTGACTGCGCTTTGATCTGGCACGGCTTCACCAACAGCGTGAGCTTTGCCGAAATGGCAAACCAACTGTGGGATGATGAAACCCAGGCTTTGTTTGCGGCAATAATTTCATTTCATTTCGGTGGTAGGGCGTTTGGCAAATGAAAGTCAGCCCCAAGGCTTGCGAGGTCATCCGTCACCATGAAGGGGTGCGGTATAAACCCTACCGTTGCCCAGCGGCGCTTTGGACGATTGGCGTGGGCCATGTTCTGTACCCCGAACAAGCCAAGATACCAATGGCCGAGCGCATGAACTTCCCCCTGCGCCCGGAAGACAATCGTGTATGGACAAAGGATGAGGTGGATGCAATACTTAAAGCTGATCTTGCTAGGTTTGAGAAGGGAGTGGCAACTTATTGCACTGTTCCTCTTACTCAGGGAATGTTTGATGCGCTGGTTTCATTCTCATTCAATGTGGGGCTAGGGACTTTGCAACGCAGCACACTACGATCCAAGCTAAACCGGGGCGATAAATTTGGCGCTGCGGATGAGCTATTGAAATACTGCCTAGGAGGTGGGAAAATACTCAAAGGGCTTCAAAATCGGCGTATCGATGAACGAGCCATGTTCTTGTCATAGGGTTAAAAATGCCACTCAAAAAACTTCTACTCAAGCCCGGTGTAAATAAGGAGAACACCCGTTACACCAGTGAGAATGGGTGGTATGACTGTGACAAGATTCGCTTTCGCCAGGGTACGCCAGAAAAGATTGGCGGTTGGCAACAAATCTCTGCACAAAAGTTTATTGGTGTGTGCCGTTCCCTGTGGGCATGGGTTACGCTCGGCGCACAAAAGCTCTTGGGCGTAGGAACCAATTTAAAGTTTTACATCGAAAGCGGTGGCTTTTACTACGATATAACCCCGATCAATCAAACCAACACGCTGACCAATCCATTTGCTATGGTGAGTGGATCATCCACGGTAACGGTCACTGATGCAAACGGCGGGTACTCAAACAATGGCTATGTAACCTTCACGGGCTCATCGTCCAATGGTGGCATTACTTTGCTGGGGGAGTACCTTTTAACCTACGGCACCACGGCCAACACTTACACCGTACCCGTTCAATCGGAAGCGTCAATCTCTATTGCTGGTAACGTTTCCATTGCTGCCGGATCTTTTGTGATTGGTAATTCGTACAGCATCACATTTGTAGGAACCACTGATTTCACGCTAATTGGAGCGTCAGCTAACACTGTTGGCGTAGCGTTTATCGCTACAGGCGCGGGGTCTGGTACTGGGACGGCTAAGGCAAATACTGTTTTTGCAACGCAGTTTCAGCTTGCCAACGATGTCCAGGTGACGCTAACTTCCACGGGTATGCTTCCTGCTCCATATGTAGCTGGAACAACTTACTATGTTATTGCCACATCCGGCTATACATTTAGCCTGTCTTTGACTTCTGGCGGGGATGCAATTGATTCCACGGGCTCAACTCAATCAGGGATTTGCACGGTAACGGCTAAGGCATCTTCCACTGCTACGGGCGGCGGCACTGTTCGGGCTGCTTATCAAATAGCTACGGGCGCTTCATATGCTGCTGCGGTTGTTGGGTGGGGTGCAGGAACGTGGGGGTCTGGAACCTGGGGAAATGGAACAGAATCGCAGCAAACGTTCCGTGTATGGAGTCAAAGTAACTTTGGCGAAGATCTGATTTTTGGCCCAAGCGGTGGTGGCATTTACTATTGGGATGCAACTTTTGGGTTGACGGGTACGACATTCACTGTGACGATTGCTACGCCGGGAGTGTTGTCTACATCCATTACATTGGCTGATGGGATGGCAATTGTGCTGACTACAACGGGTGCGTTGCCCACTGGATTGAACGTGGGGCAGGTGTACTACGTCATCAATTCATCGGGAACCTCGTGTAATTTGTCTGCTACCTATGGCGGATCTGCCATAGCCACCACCGGATCACAATCAGGGGTTCACAAGATTTCTTCTAGGGCCATAGATTTGGCAGATTACGGTGGCGCAACAGATGTTCCGATTGCCCAAAACTACATATTGGTATCTGATTCCAGCCGGTTTGTGTTTGCTTTCGGGGCCACGGAGTACGGATCTGCCACGTTTAATCCAATGATTATCCGCTGGTCAGACCAAGGAGATCCTTTCAATTGGACGCCAAGCCCCACTGTCGATGCTGGATTTACTTACCTTTCGCACGGGTCACAGATTATTACAGCCATGCAGGCCCGTCAAGAAATCTTGGTGTGGACTGATTCATCTAAGCCTTTGATGGCGGCATCAAACCCCTGGTTAAAAAGCTGATAGGCCGCATTGCCATCTTTGGTAGCTGCAACCTTAAACGCATTAACAGCTAATGCTTGATCGCTTTTGCTGAGATCGCTAAATCCAGGAATGTATTTGAACGCCTCATTTAATGCTTCACTAGTTAATGCACCAGTAATAATTTGAGCGCTGTTTACATCGGTGTTGCCTTTACGAGCGGCAGTAGCAAAAATATTCCTGGAAATGTTACCTGCAACTGCACCAACTTTGGCCGATCCCGCTGCTCCCGCCGCACCCGTACCTGCAAATGTTTCTCCAGTAGTAATGTCTGTCTGTGGGCCAACCCCAGTTACGTTGTTTGCAATATATTCGCCACCGGCAGAAATAAGGTAAGCCTTAGCACCTTCGGCAAGCCACTCTTCAGGGCTGCTGTTTTTGCTGGTTACGGTTGCCGCTGCATTGATGTACGGGATAAGATAAACCTGTCCCGTTGCCACGGCAGCCGCAATTGCAACCCATTTCAGTGGGTCGCGCTCCATATCCTTGCCAATACCGTTATAGACTTTTGCCATAACAGTATCAGAATTAAATGGGTTTAACTGACCAACATCCTTGGTCATTCTCCCAACTATTGAATCTGGGTTAAGGGGATTCAACCCACCAGCGCCTGGAGCAAATGTGCCGCCTGGAGCCAACACGTTGCCAGTTGCTTGTGCAGCCCAACCTTCGCTACTGTCAGTGCCAGCAGCTTTTGAAAGATCATCCCAAAAGCTCATATTATGTTACCGGTAAAGCTGAAACAAATGAAAGGGTAGCCACAACCGATTGGGTTGATGGCTTGGTAGGAGTGCCCGATGCAGCAAGGTGTTGGATGGTCACAGCAGCATTG